TTTGGATGGATCTTTTGGTCCAACACGTTCAGGTAACTTTTTTACACTTGGTGTTTTACTGGCAAACTCCTTAGCAACACCTGGTTCTTGTGAGAATAAATAACGGGCTTGAGCTTTTGATTTAAATGGCATGGTATTATGTGGTTAAATTGTTAAGCCAGCAGTTCTGGGGTAGCATTGCTTTTGTTTCAGCAGTCATTTGAAAAGCTGAATCTGGCAAATGAACCGCTGTCTTAATGTCAAACCCATTTATAACACAACCCATAACATCATCGTCAAGCGCAATTTTACGTAACTGCCTTAATCTGACCAATACGGCATCGGTTGATTTCATACAAGGTACACAATCCTTACGCCATCCTTTGTTAAATGGACATGTAATGCATGTCTTAACTCTATCTTCAGCTGTTTTTTGATCTACTAGGCTATAACCACCAGCTGGCATGTTTCTTAACATTATTGCTCCCCATGCATTAACATGCTTATACATGTTTTGATTCTTTGTCATAGCTGCTTGTTCACGTGGCTCTGTTTGGCAGAATGTTGGCCAATTTGAACAAATAAAGTTATCAATATCACGTTCAGGATCACCAACTGGTATGCCATTTTGTGTACGCCAGTCACCAAGTGCTTTTACTAACAAATCAAAAGTACCAGCACGTAATGTAACTAGATCATTAACAACATAATGATACCCATTTGGTGGAATTATTCCTGCGTTAGCTTTCATGGTTAATCTTTATTGATATTGAGACCTTGAGGCAACTCATTGTTAAATCCTAAATTAATTGGTGTACCGAACTTTACGCTAAAGCTATCTGCATAGTCAGCAATTGTACCTTCGTCTTCTAGTGGTTGTGTGTCTGGTGATTGTGGCTTGATGGCCATTGAGATACGTGCGCATTGTACGAGCATGGTAAATGCGTCAGCTCTATCTGGCGACTTGTTTCCTCGTGCCTTATACACATCCTTACTTTCCACTTGAAGTAACTTACCTTTGCCAGCAGGAGAACCACCACGTCTATCAACCAGTTCTTGTAAAGTATCCTGATCAACTCCTTTGCCGACTTTAAGGTATTCATACTCGAAAAATCTGCCTGTAGCATACCATATTTCTGACCTGATGCCATCATATAGTTGAAAAGGAGCTTTTGTGTCTTCTTCGCATATGAGTACATCAGTAGCTTTTTCAGCATAGTTGATACCCATAATTGAAACTGGATCAGCTGTACCACGTGGATTAACTACATTTTGTATCTTTGTTAACCATTGTCTACGTATAGCATCATGCACACCTTGACCAATACCAGTGCGATCAATTGCAAAGTTGCTTGGCATAACACCAAGGTCTTTTAATCGATCCATAATTGAATCAGCTAGTTCCTGTGTATCACCACGAGGCAACACACCCACTGCATCAATTTGCACACGCATTGCTGGTGTGTCTAATTTGATTACTTCATCATTATATGTGCGATATGCTACAGCATGACCTACACGACCTGTTGCCATGGTTGGTAAGTCACCAGTGAATGCAGGATCTACAGAAGCAATGGTAACACTACCACCATCAAAGATCCATTCACCATATGCACGATCAACCCAATGCTTTTGTATTATGGCGGTTTTATTACCTCTTGGTGGAAACATGCCATATACTTCTGACCACATCATTGGATGATCAGGATCACCACTGTACTGCTTAAGCTTCATCTTGTACCCGTTGTGAGTAAAGAAACGTTTATGAATATCAGCCTTGTGGATCACGTTTTCTGACTTCATTGCATTCAAACGAACACAATGCCAACCAGTATTGCCTTCCCATGTGTCTTGATCTGACATCATGGTTTGTATGTCATCCCATCCTTGTTCAGGAACACAGTTCTTGCCGTATTCACTAAACACATCTTTGGGATTTGCTGCCATTACAATCTTGGTATGCTCAATGTCACCCTCTTCCATTGAGGAATACAAGTTAGGTATTTCCTCAAATGCGTTAGTGGGTACTTCTTGCGCTTCATCGATGAGTAAACGTGAACGTGATGATGAACCAAAGAGAGGATGCTTGGGACGTGGTTTTATCTTAGCACCTTTGATGGCACCACGTGCTTGATCACCACGTGCAATGGTAAGAATGAATATACCCATACCACCACGCTTGCCATTTTCTGTAGCGATGGACTCACTGTCGGCTTTCCCTGGCAACGGTATAACGGCATTCTGATACATACGCTGCATATCACCAAACAAGTTTTTCTTAACGTGTTCTTCTTTGGTCGACATCACACGTACCAGTGTCCAATCAGGATCCAGTATCCAATCTAGTAACATCCAAGCAGAAGCAGAGTAAGTTTTACCCATGGATGCTGCTCCAAGTATGTTAACAAGATGGTGATTCTTGATACCATGCCACACCATTTGTACTGATCGTGGTTCTGACGTAAATGTTTCAGGTCCCCATAGCAATGTAGCAGCTGATTCATAATCACGTCTCATTAAAAACATTTGTAGGTACGCAAATGCTACACTGTACAGATCTTTTTCTGTAGTGATCTGTATTTGTTTTTCACTTTTCTGCAATAACTCAACGAAGCTTTGGTCCTCTAGTATTAGAGCCACTGCGTCTGTCAAATCCTTGAAACGGTTTGAGTTGTGTGGGTCTTTCGCACGCTCCAAGATCTCGTTTATTGAACTTAAGTGTAGTTTTTCTTCCTTTGTCATTATGTAACCTTATGAATGTTGGGCTTGCGTCCTCTGCTGCCTGCTTTCCATTCCTTAAAGCCAATTTTTTCCCTTGCCCTTTGCGTTTCAATCGCCTGACAAGCATCGCACCTTTGCGCATATAGGTTTCTAGCAGCTCCACACCTAACGCATTTGCCCTCAGCAAGGCGTTTATTTTGCCAAATACGCTGCCTAGATAATTTTTTAAGCTTTTCCACAGGTTTTTCATTCTCCATCTGTACCTTTCTTATCAGTATTAATTTCTATTATGTTAGTGACGTCTTTTTCTGTCTTCTTGTTTTGTATTGTGCTGATCATTATGTTTAATTTGGTCAATTGACTCAAATTTTCTGCTGTTGATTCAGCATTTAACATTTTTGCAGGTGTTAATAAGCCAATACTGTTAACATCTTTGGCCATTTGCATGAAACCTTTGCTGACTTCATTCATTAAAAACAGTTTTTTCTCCAAAAGTTTGTCACGCTTTGGTTTATTTTTGACATTTCCATGATCATCTTTGTCTAATTCATCATCTGGCACATCATCAGGGTCTTCTGGTAGCAAACTGATCTTTTGTGCAAGGCTAATGTATTGATTACTTAGATGCTGTGTAACTGTATCAACAGTATTAATAATACGTTCATCCAGTATTTTAACTTTGTTAAGTCTGCGTTCATTTTGTGCGGTAGTTAACAAGTTGTTACTATTGAGACGTAACTGTTCCCATCCATTTTCTTGTGCATGTTTTACCAAATGTGTCGGTTGTATGTGTAATTCACGTGCAACATCCACAAGGCTTGGTTTCCTTGGGTCATTCATAAAAATACCAAATGCACGGCTGTACAGATCCTGACGTGACTCAGTTGGTCGCTTCTGATTCTTGACCATCTCCGTTGGAGTCTGTGTCGGTTCTGTTGTCTTTGTTTCGTCCATTGTAGTAATCTTTGCTGTCACAGACAGCTTTTAAAGTTTGTAAAGCCCAGTCAAGCACATTATTATGTGATTGCTTAGCTACCCATTCAAATTGTTTCAATCTTTCACGTGACACTGTTAACTTGAGCGTCATTGGTTGACCAAAATCTAAGTACTCAGCATACTTATCTTGCAAACGTTGAAAGTGGTAACGTGCATACACCTTGGTAACATTATGCTTTTTACATGCATCGATAATTGTTAAGCCTTTTTGTATGTCCTCATACACTGGTATTAGTAACCTACCATGTGTCTCACGCCATTTTTTAAGTTTCTTGTTTTTGATTACTGACGGCTTTTTTAGTTGCACACGTCTTTCAACATAACTGCGAACTGCTTTGTATTTTCTGCCGACACGATTTGTTTTTGGATCAATACCAAATTCTTTAAGTATCCTGCTTATGGTTTTTTTGGATGATTGTGATTTTGTTACAATTTCATTGATGCTCATTGAATGATTCATATAATCATCATACACATCATATGCATCCATGGAACAGTTACCAAATGGTCTATTAATAACACTAACATCACGTTGCTTGAAACCATGTTTCTTGGCTACATGTCTTACAGTGTTGTATGGAACATTTACTTCATTTGCTATCTGTACCAATGACAGCTTTTGTCCCAATCGTGATACAATTTCATTTATTGTTATAGCATCATGTTTCATGTGACCCATGTGCCGATTTTAAAAAAATAAAAAAGCTTGTCAAGCATATTATTTAATTATCAATGCAATTAATGTTTTGCAAATGATACCAACCAAGAAATAGGGTATGAGCGTTATGTATAATGCTCACTATATTGAATCAATCAATAATGCACTCAATTTGCTCGAACGACATGCAAGCAAAATCATCAGGGATGATGAAGCAACAAAGAAAAAAATTAACTACGTTGAATTTAGGGACGCAGTTAACAAAGCCAAGGAACAAGGCTTAATAAAGGTAACACAAGTGAGGCCTGGTCAAAAGGTCAGGGTGCCACGTGCCGAGTTCAAACTATGTCACGATTTGTGGGAGAAGAACCTCTCACGTGACGAAATAGCACGCATCACGGGCTTTACTAAAAGCACCGTGGCGTCTCGTGTCAGCAGATATAAAAAGTATCTGCGTACTCTTAGTTATCAATAATGATAACCGTAACCATCAGCATGCTTGTGTGATGCTGTGTGCGTGTGGTCCATCTTACCCATGCGCACATGTTTTAGTGCTGGGTTAGCTTTCTTGGCTGCAGGGGATGCGTGACGGGTTGCACTAGCAAGGATTGCCTGTGCACGGTGCATTGGGATGCCTTGACGATGGGCAATGCCTTCAGCTGCTGCGTGGAACCCTGGGTGACTGTGATGCATGTGTGCGTGTTTCATATATAATACGTGTGCCAATAATACCCAAGACATTTGCCACATGGCAACATGGTTTTTTATTAGTCATGCCTAATAATAGTTATTGACATACTTATAATTTAGTCTAGTATGGTAATCTCTTATGAAACTAGTCAATACAACATCTATCAACGATGCTTTGCTGCATCAGATCATACGTTACTGCCAACCATCAGGTGTCTACCTGAAAGACATCAAGCAGTTTAAATTCAAAACCACCAAACGCTACCATCATGGTGCTTATTACCACAATAAACGCATTGTGATCCATGTGCCCAAGCCCTTCACGTACACCAAGCCTCATGTGCGTCTACAACGCAGGGGCTACCTTGAATCAACCCACTACACATGGCTTGAGGAACTGATTTACGTTGTCGCCCATGAAATGCGCCACATGTGGCAGCATAACAACGACTGGAAATTACCACGTATCATTAAGCGTATCAGAAAGCACACCATGGGTACACGTGCCAAACTTACCGAGGTTGATGCATGTGTCTATGGTATACAAAAAGCACGTGCTTGGCGCAAAGTAACAAGCCCTGTGTGATTTTCCATCATCACATGATACATTTGCCACAATAGCACGCAATACACTGCGCCATAACCATGGTTAGCAGTGCATACATTGCTTATTATATTTGCCATTGTTACCCTGACACGTAATTAACAACAAATAAAATAAACACATGTACCATTTTACGATACACACGATAATGGTACACAATATGTATCATATGGGATACACTGGGTACAGGCATGGGGCGGTGTGGCAGGGGGTGGGGGCTACCATGGTATACCCATGTGCCAGATAATCGATTATGAGGCCATCCCTGTGCCCCAAATGGGGCATGCTACCAAGGTGTTTATCAAGCTATGTTAATTGTTGGGTTTAGTTCTGTTGCAGGTTCTCCCTGCACACTATTCCTTGGTACCATGTACAATATGATTAATGAACACAGATACCTGTACAGGATGCTGTACATGTGTCAAGCATCATATTGTGGTGGGGGGATGAGTCATTGAGTCAATGAGTCATGTGTATCATGTGGCATGTGTCATGCCGTAACGCTATGCGTTATAACATGACTACGTCATGCCTAATAATTGATACAAAAGTTACGTTTGAATAGAGAGTATAGGGGTGGGGTGGTGGCCTGTGGGGGTCGGGTGGTGGCATAGGGGCAGGGGGTGGGTCACAGCGTAGGCACTGCAAGCAGTGCAACGCAGTGAAGCATGCTTCAACGGCAGTTGATTCAATGGTTCAATGATTCATTTGCTTTGCTTTGGTTCGCTTGATTCATGGCACAAAAAAACCCACTCAGTTAAGAGTGGGTTCAGTGTGTGTAGTGTTACTTAGCAACCATAGTACAGTATGTAAGCAAACGCGAAACAGACTGCTAAGAATAGAAATAGATCAAACAATACTTTAGATAGTTTTTTCATAAGACCTATAAGCTAGTACCTTACTTGTTACCATGCAAGCTTATTTTATTATAAATAAATAATGTTGCATGATGTGGTCACATATTATCTACTAGCCATGTTACAAGGTGCAATGATGCACCAAGTAACATTCTTATGTTATGGATCAAAAATACTATGGTTGGAACAATAGGCAGACAAGTATAGTTAACTTGTGGCTGAGTGATGAAGAAATGTATCGTACAATACAGACTCTTGTTGAGTCTGCTTTGTTATCTGATTATCCTAAATACACTCTTGCAAAAAGCTTGCAAGCTTATGTTGAAACGAGGGTTGATAAAGGTCATTCATTTCAAGACGGGTTTGTGACAGACCTTATATACGCATCAGTTGCCATGATTGATTGGCAGGAACTTGCTTTAGCTTATATTGATGACGCTAGACGTGAGAAAGCTAAACAAGCTAAACAAGTATTCTCAGTTGGTGCAGGTTCTTACTCTGCATCGTCTGAAGCAGTATACAACTATGGAATCGACCCTGACGACCTATGAACCCTGATTATCTAGACCAAATGCTTTGCTTTGAGTTAGGCACACTCGACCAAGACCAAGTGATTCAGCTATTCCAAGGTCTCATTGATACGGGCGTTGTGTGGCAGTTGCAGGGTTTCTATGGTCGAACTGCTCGTGACCTGATTAATGCAAGCTTATGTAGCTTGCCACAACGTTAGAATCAATAAGCCACATTGCAACCCTGCCTAACAAGCAGGGTTTTTTCATGCCCTCATGCTTCACTCTCGCGTGCACGCATGAGCCACAAATGAACAATGCCACACTACTTGTGACGGCAATGTGGCATGTTCTTATGAATGACAATATACAATGAATCAGGAAACCATGTAACTGACTCAATGCAATGTTAGTGTGTGCCACATCATCATAGCAAGAACCAAATGAGAAAAACGGATTGAGATTGCATTGGATTCGATTGGATTGGTGAATCAATTGGATTGGATTGGATTGGATTCGCATTCGATTCGCATTGTAGCGGATTGGTGCAATTGGATTCGATTGGAACAATTCGCATTGGATCATATTGGATCATTAGAGATTCTTATAAGGTATATTAGCATTACTTTATTATAATTTAGTGCTTGAATCATGTAAACAATTGTTTCATGCTACAGGTTCTTATGAATGATAATCAAAAAACAATCGGATACATTATTCACGAAGGTGTCACTAATGGTCACAACTTCGTTTGCGTTGCTACACTAGAGACAAGCAACCCTAAAACGGGTAACATGATTCAAGTATGGTTTCTATTAAAGGATATCAATCCAGTGGAAGCATTGAAACTTGGTTTAGATGCGGAAACAATTTGCAAGGATTGTCCCTTTGCTAATGGTCAAGGTTGCTACGTTGTGATCCACCAAGCGCCTTTGCAAGTATGGAAAAAGTATCATGAGGGAAGGTATCAAAAACTTGATCCAAAGGATTATGCTAAGGTGTTCCGTTTTCGTAAGGTTCGCTTTGGCGCTTATGGTAACCCAAGTTTGTTGCCTATTAGCATTGTCAAATCAATTGCCAAGGTGTGTCAAGGTTGGACGGGTTACTTCCACGATTGGAAGACTAATCCACTAGCAAACGAGTATTCAAAATACTTTATGGCATCGACCGAAACTTTATCTAGTTACAAGCTAGCAAAGTCACTAGCTTATAGAGTGTTCCACGTTTCCCCAAACAAGCCAGAGGGATCAAGGGAATGCGCCAATTCATCACATAACCTAACATGTGAAAATTGCAACCTATGTGACGGCGGTAATGGACGTGACGTTTGGATCAATCCGCATGGATCATTTGGTAAGGATAAGAAAGCAATTGCCGTAGCACTTTCCGCTTAAACAACTAACAACTAATAACATGAAAATAGAATATGGTATATTGAGTATTGAAAATCTGTATCAAATTAAAACAGTAGATGAGGCTTTAAACTACATTGAAAGTTTAAAAGATTTATACGATAGGCAACGAGCGTACGATTATTTAAAAGACGTAAACATCTATTTTAAAATTAATGGTGCCAGCATTAACGATACTTCAGGAGAGTTTGAAAGATTTAACAAAACGTATTTACAAATTAACAACAATTATAAAAAACACTAACATGAATAATACACTTAAAAAATACATTGTAAGAACTGTTTACTCGTTTACATTAGATCAGGAAGTCGAGGCAAATAACGAGAACGAGGCCGAGGACATTGCACTAAACCTGAACAAACAAGTTGATAGCAATGGTTTGCTTGACGCATTGTCGCAAGGTTGGAACCTTGAGGCTAGCTACATTGACGAATTAATAGAACCATAACACTTGGCACATTCGTCACACAGGGACACACTCGCAAGGTGTGTCCTTTTTTGTGCCCACATGCTACTGGCACATTCTCGCACGCACGCTCGCACCCACGCACGACCCATTGGCTCATTGGTTCTTATTGAATTGGTTTGATTCATTGGTTCATTTGGTTATTGGTGACAATGGTGACAATGTATCCTTAGTATCAAGTCTCAGTCTCACATGTATCCCATGGTATGAGATTGATACTATTGCAAATTGGCATTGGTAATGCCACATTGCATGGATTGGGATTGCCACATGGATTGGATACGAATTGGATTGGCCAATTCGATTGGTTCAATGGGCATTGGGATTGGTTCACATTGGCACATTGGATTGGGATTGGCATTGGATTGGCACAATGGTTCACATTGGTGCATTGGCACATTGTACCATGTACCATGATTCACTAGTGCATTTCGGTTCAGGGTTAGTTGCATGGGCACAACTCACCCATAACAGGTGAGTGTGCATCACTAATGCAAATCGGACTAGGAAGCCTGATGAACACCTACATGCATATGGGGCGGTATTGGCTCAATTGACCCTGCATGTAGCGACTCACAAACCCCTAACGGGTTTCGCCATGAATTAAGCCACTTGGTCTAACAGATTGGTCAAGGTGGCACCGCTACTATTATCAAGACCGTTACACCTTGCACAGGTGGTTGGATCAGTTTGTGCATCTGTTTAGGGTAGATACAGAAAACCCCACAAGAGGTGCCGTCCTGTGGGGTACTTCAAACACTAACAAAAGTGTACTCTACATTAACGGCACTTAATGTACCAGCAATGTATCACATGTCCATGTTCCATGTCAAGTGCCACAATGTCCGCATGTGTCCGCATGTGTCAAGCACATGTTGTCAGTTGTTGCATGAGGCATGGTGCAATGTGACACCCTGTCACATGTCGTCCTGTATATCCTTATTGATCCAGTTAGCAAGAACCATGACACCTTCCCTTGGCACCATGAGTAGCCAGATGGTTACGTCAAGTGTCACAGCTAGTATGGCTAGTAGCATGAGGCATATGGTTCTTAGTATGTACATATTGGGTAGTGTAGCATGGTTTATGTCCAGCGTTGCAAGGTAGCATTTTTACGTAGTGCTTCGTTATATGTTGGTACTGAGTCAAGTAGTTCCATGTGTTCTATTACTTCACAATATGATGTGAGTAGTAGGTTTAGGCTCATTTCTTGGCTGAACTGCTTGATGGTTTTGTTTTTGTTCTTTTCTGATTTGTTTACTAGGTTGGTAACTAGTCTCAGGTTACGTTCTAGTATCTGTGTGGCTATGTTGTTTCTTAGTGATGCCATTGTTTCATCGAATGAGTAGTAACCTTCCTGTACATCGATGTTCTTCTTGGGCGATTTTGGCTTCATGGTTTTCTGTTAAGTGCTTTTAGTGCAATGTTTAATGTATCAAGCATGTTGCCGATAACAGTGATGCCGTTGCTAGTGATACCATAATCTTTTGTGCTACCCATGAATTGTATTTGGTACTCACCCTTATTAAGCTCTATGACACCAATGATAACAGTTTTTGACGGTTTGTCGGTAACTGTGGCATAAATCGTGTAGGTATGGTATAGGTTGTCACTTAATCTGCCCATTATTTCTGATGCTTCTAGTTCTATGTTATATTTTTCTTTCATTTTATTAGTTGTTGTTAGTTGGTTGTTTACCTGACAAAAGTTGTTCCAGTCGCAGTATTTCCTGTAGCAGTGCCTCATTATGTATCTCAAGTGTATCAATGTGATCCTCAAGATTGGCAATGCGGTTATGTAAGTGTTCTATGAGTGGTACCTGATTCATGCGCTAGTGCCCTTTCCTTCGCTTTTACGGCCTTTTGTGGCGGTTAGGGGTATGATGGTAGCCATTGATGTTATTGTCATAATTTGTATATGTTGCTTGTTAATGTTGTTAAGTCTCTGTAGCTGTTACTGTTAATAAACCAGCATGGTGGTTTGCCGTCATGTGGATCAGAACTGTTACCAATTATTGGTGCTTCTGATGCATAGAGCCAACCCTGCACATGCCACATGTTCTCGTGGTAGTTACCTGTTACACTCACAATGATCCTGTCGTTATCAATGTCACGTTGCTTTACCTTGCATTTATCTTTGTGACGTGACCAGCGTACATCAATGCATGTCCCATCAAGATCAGGCACATTGTAAACATCACAACCAAGGCTTGTTTGTATGTTTAGTGCTTGTGATGCAGCTAGTTCAGCACATGAAGCATTGCGATGATTGTCACGATACTGACCAGCATAGTCTTCAGGGAAGGCACTGACACTACGCTTTGCCTCAGCTGAGTCCTGACGTGCATCACCGACACTTAGTGCATATGCTAAGTGTTGTGCTGATAGTATGATCTTACGTACTTGGTTCATTTTGGGCGATTTTTAGTCACCACTGTCCCATTCATAGGCACTATTTGTTGTGGGCGAAAAGTACCTGTCCTTTGTGCCGTTCCTATTGCCCCAATACCTGCGCCAGTCATGTGCCACTGGTAGCTTGCTCTTGTCACGCACATCACCAAGCCATGTGTAACCAACTGGTTTGTTTAATGTATCAATGATGACACTTGTGCCATCTTCCCATGTTATTGTTTTTGTCGTGGTCATGTTAGAATGTCTCATAAGTGTTCTCGATGACTTTGAGGCCACCACCAAATTTGACCACAAAGATGAAAGCTGCGTCCATGTCAGGGAATGTTAGCAAGTAGTGCCCAGTGTTAGTGGGCACCCATACGGCATAAGGGTTCATGTTGTAATGTGCCTTTCTTGGTTGTCGGGCAAGTTGCTAGCATTACCTTGCAACAGTTCCATAACATTGCGTATCTCTGTGCTGATTCTTTTTGGGCGGTTCAGGCCATAGCTTGCAAACAGTTGATCAAGCTCGTGTTCCGATATGATGTCCAATTGTATGTCGTCCATGTTATTTGTCCCCGACGTAAAATGATCCCTTAGCATCAATGCGCACCGCACACTGTGTGTTTTCAAAACGTTTCAATTTTTGCATGATGAATAATATGTCACGTCTGATGTCATCAATACCTGCATTGTCGAGCATGGTGTGAACATGTTGATCTTCATTACCGCTAATATCATTGAGTGCGTTCATGTACTTAGCAAAAGCTAGTACGAAGTTGTTCTTGATAGCATCAGGCAAGTACAACTGTTTTAGTATTTTTTGATTATTGTCGAACTGTAGTGTTTGATATGAGTTCATAAGAGAATATAAATAGGCATGACAGATCCAGTGCATGTTGCAAGCACTTTTTTATAATTAATTTTATCCCTATGAAAAATGGATCAAATATCCATCAAGTAACCCACTTCACGTGCGTTCTTTTTATCATCTTCAATCATCATGTGGCATGCATGACACACTGGTAACCACATGGTCATGTCGTTCAAACGTGAACCAAATCTCTTGTTCATGTGATGTATTTCAGTTGCTTTACGCACTGGTACATGACCCTGATTCTCACACACCTTACAGTTGGTGTGTAGCTGCAGATACTCTGTCCTTAATACTTTGTAAAGCCTGTTCTCTTTTGCTCGTTTCTTGCTGACACGCCTCAGTGGTGAGCGTTTCAGTATTCCTGTTCTTTTTAGACCTGAATATTGCGTCATAATTGTCTCTGAATTGATTACTAAAACAGTTTCTTGGTCGGTCGCCTTTGCCAGCACTCATAGTTGTGGATCTCTTGGTAGTTTAATTAAAACAAGTACTACGGCTAACGCAATCAGTGTAGCCAATATTGTTGGTGTTGTGTTCATGTTAATCGTCTATGTTTATTAATGTTAAATCTTTTTCTGGACGATCTTTTGTTAATTGAAAGTCATAATACTCATCACAGTCACCATCGTTCCATTCAACCATATACATGCGCTCATATCTGGTATCAACTGTCTTTACAATCATACCACTAGGTGTGCATCTGTCATGTAACCATACTTTGTCCCCTATGCTGAATGGTTGGTTGAGTTTGTGGTTTAGGCTCATGATTTGTTAATACCATACCATAATTGTTAATCCCTTTTTGCACAACTAGATCTGGTTTCTTAATCAATTTATTTGACTTAAATGGCCTATAATCAACTTGATGATGCCATCTGTTAAATTTCCATGTCATTTTGACCACATCAGGGTGCATGTCCACTAGTGCCTGTGCCATAAGCTTTCTACCTTCACCCTGATACAGTTCATCAGTGTTACCACCTTTCATACGCATGGTAGTTACCTTGCCAGCAAGAAACGCATTAAATAGCACAGTGCAGTAACCATCCTTGAGTACACGTAGGCTCAAGTCAGTGTCCTCATTGTATCTACCTCTCCATCTGTAAGGTATCTTATTATCAATTAGGATACATGAATAGATACGTGTGTTCAGGTAGTATGGCGGTATCCTTTCAGTTGTTTTACAAAATGAATAGTAATTGAATCCAGCGATTGCTACATTTGTGTAGCGATCCACAAAGTCCTCAGCTGCTCTAAAGATCGCTGGTGTACGTACCACTGGCTTCATGTTCCTATTGAGTCTATTAAAGTCCTCAATATTATCATCAATAATCCAGTGCTTATCATTGCCGAGTGACATGCTATGCTCCCAGACCCAATTGCGTGCTGGTATGCTACCCTGACCCAAATTGCTGAATGGTAGCACCAATATATTACGCTTATCAATGTGTTCAGCATAGTTATTGTATTCCTGTGGCTCAACCACAATGGAGTACTTGCAACCCATGCGCTCCAATGCACGCACTGTTAAGCGCACGTTCCATCGACCCTTACTAATCACGTAGACTGGATACTTAGGTTGCATCAGTATATCTGAGTCCAGCGTTCTTACCACGAATCAGTTGTGGGTGCCATATGCTCTTTGTTTTTGGTGTTAGCTTTTGGCCAATCAGTTTAGAAAAGTCTTGCAAGTCTTGTTCTGTTTCAAAACGCACAGTTATTTTTGCAAATGGTTTCTGTGGCTCTTGAACAAATTCAGGCATGCCTTCCCACTCAATCTGATACTTGTCAGGTATATCAATTAGTTTGTCTTCCATGTTAAACCTTTGTTGGACGCTTACCTGATTGTATCCACTCAAGGCATAATAGGTAACCATGTGCATCAATGATGTTATCTTCTTTGTGCAAATGCATCTCACGTGAGAGCTTGAGTCCCACCATCATAATGACTGCTTCTTGTGGTGTTATCTCAGCTTTAAGTTTATGTGCTAATAGACCAGACCATATCTTTGCAGTCTTGGTATAGTCATCAATAGGTGTACCATAATGTGCATTACGATCACCAAGTACTAATTCAATTGCTTTGTCTGCGTGGTTCATTCTCGTGATAATATGTTTTCTTTTAAGTAATCACTAATCTTTTGTTTTAATTCCTGATCCGAAATGTGGCACCATGCCTCATTGAGTAGGTCTTCTGCTATCGTTAATCTTTTTTTATCGTATGTCATTTCATCTAATAAAAGTTTAATTTGTTTTCCAAGGGGTAAGCTCATATTTCATGTGGTACACGAAATCTGTTGTTTTGTAAATGTTGTAATCGTGCTAGTTCATCTAGTTCAGCTTCAGTATATGGTTCTTCAGGTATTTCCTCATATAATTCAGCTAATAATCTATTTAGTTCTTGTTCCGATATTTTGTTTATTTCATTCATAGTTCCTAAATAAAAGTGATTAAATTATAAGAATGCAAACACTTTTTTATAAAATATATTTGACCTTATTACAAGAAAGTGCATTCCTCCTCGTGATGAAAGATCAATTCCACCCAAAGAACCCAATGTTGGTTGGCAAAGCTACAATACGTATTGCATTGCTAAAACCAACACCTGAGTCACCAACGGGTTCCATAATCAGTGATGTGAAGTTTGTTCCTGAACTGAACTATGAGAACCTTAATCCAGCTAACATGCAACCGCATGTCATCCTTGCTGGTGTAGCAACCAAGGCATTACGAGAATTCCTTGATAACCCAAATTCAGCAGTGATAGATCATGATGTGAATTCATCACAATAATGAGATATCAAATTGAATGGCATGTTAATGAAATGGTTGTACCTTGGACAGATAAAGGCCAACCATCAAAACCACCAGCGTATGTTAAATGTGGTGGTTGTTTATGGATCGAATCAGATAGTGAAGAGCTTGCTATTGAAAGATTCATGAAAGTAGCTAACAAACCAACAACACGCTGCACAGTAATTTCAACTTCACAATAAAGATGCTAAAAACAAAACTAGGTCGCCCACGTTTGGGCAAAGGATTAAGAAAGATTCTCTCGTGTTCTGTAGATCCAGTAACACTTGAATATATTGAGAAACATGTACCAGAAAGTTACAAACGAACTGGTTATGTAATTGATGAAATGGTAAACAAACTTAAAGAACATAAAATTAAATTATAACAGTTATGGCTAAAACAACAAATATCGCAGGTATTATCGCACAACAACCAGACACTTGGGTCGATGGTTCTTTTAATGCACTAGTAACAAGTGCAAAAGCACCATATCAAGGTAAAGGTTCCGCTAAATGTATCTTAGTTGATCCACAAGATCATGCATCTAAGATCGAAGCATCATTCTGGAACGTAGATCCAATCCGCTATGAAGGTATGATCGTTAGCTTTTATGGTGCAATTAAACGCACGCAATACAAAGACAGACCACAAGTAAGTCTTGGTGAAAAAGCAAAGCTCACTATTGTATCATCAGCTGGTGGTGCTCCTGCTCCTGCTGGTGTTGCTGGTATTCACATGCCAGTTGCTACACCTAGCACACCAACTGCGTCTAATGCATCAGCACCAATTAACTTCAATGAAGAAATAGGTAAGATTGCAGCATTGTATCAACAGGCTTACAAACAAGCTGTATTAATTAAGAACATGAATGATACAAGCAATGATCCATGGGATGCAGAACAATTAAGATCATGTGCAGCTAGTATATTTATAAGTGCTGAACGCAAAGGTTTGCAACATCACTTGCCAAGTATACAAGTTAAGGCATCAGATCTCAAACCAGTTGTAGCTCAAGCACAACCTGAAGACGAGAATCCATTCTAAGATGTCATTCTTCTCACAATCAGGCCATTGGTACACTGTGACCGATGGCACTATTGCTTCAGCGCATGATCTGGATCTCAGATCAGCACGTGAAGTTAATGCATTTCCTTCAATAACAACTGTGTTGAAGGAACGTGCTAACGGCGCATTGGATACGTGGAAACAAGATCAATTGTTTCAGGCTATGGTTACTCACCCTTACAAGGGTGATAGCCTTGAGCAATATAAACAATTCATTAGTGAACTTGCTAGCAAGAAGGGCACTGATGCAGCTGATTTTGGTACACGTCTTCATGATGCCTTGGATATATTCCCACAGATGACAATTGACCAAGACCTAGCACCATACATTGAAGCATTTGCTCCAGCGTATCATGAGATGGTCTCAGAACGTGTCAGCAGTGAGATCATGCTTGCCGATGAAGATGTTGGCGTTGCTGGTCGCACTGATCTTGTAGCAGTGACCAAAGAACATGGTCTTGCTATCATTGATTACAAAACAAGTAAGTTCCGCAATGGTAAAGCATCATTCTGGGACTCATATAAGATACAATTAGCTTTCTATGCTAAGTGTTATCAAAAGCAGTTTGGTTTAAAAAAACCACCACGCATCATTAATTGTGGTATCAATAGTGAACAACCAATGATGCCACAGTGGAAAGTTTACACTGTGGATGAACAGGAACAAGCATACAAGGAATTCTTGTGTATTGCTTACTTATGGTTCAGTACAAAAAAGTATTGGCCAATGAATGATAAGGTTTGGAAGATTGAAAGAAATAAATATCATGCAGTGCGAGAAGGTAAAATTGCAGACAAACCTGTTAAGTTAAAATCTAAAAAGAAAGGATAGTCTTATGGATACGGCAGAATTAAATAATGCGCTCAAGCAGCGCATGGGGGAAGTTGTTGCCATGTTATACCCTAATGCAAAAGTAAAGGGTAACATTGCACATCTTGGTAACATTAATGGCGAAGCTGGTGATAGCTTTCATATTTATGTTACTGGACCCAGAGTTGGTTGTTTTATTGATCGTGCCAATGAATCAGATAAAGGTGGTACTGCATTATGGTTGTGGGCAAAAGCTCGTAACATAACTTATGTAGATGCCATTAAACAGGCCAAAGAATGGCTAGGTATTAAAGATGACCATGCATCAGTTAAAAAGTATAAACCCAAAAGTTATGCTATGCCTGATCAATCTGGTTTAGTTATTAAGTTAGCAAAGCAGCAAACCAATGTAATGAATTATTTAGTTAACGAACGTAAGTTAACTGAAGACATCGTTAATAAGAACTTCATATCAGGTGTTAATGGTGATACAGCAATTGTGTTTCCTTACTTTGATATTGGTAATGATAAAGCAGTTCACATGAAGTATCTTGAAATTGCACGTGGTGTTGATGGTAAGAAAAAGATGTGGGCATCAAAGGACACAAAGCGTTGCTTATTTGGTAAACGAACTGTTACCGATAATGACAATACACTTGTTATTACTGAGGGCGAGATTGATGCCATGTCATATCAGACTGTTGGCATAGCTGCCGTCAGTGTGCCTAATGGTGTTGCCGACCAAGAATGGATCGAGCTTGACTGGGAATGGCTTGAACGCTTTGAACGCATTTACATATCAACTGATATGGACGGCGTTGGTCGTGAATCAGCTGAAAAGATTGCACGCAGACTTGGTTTACATCGTAGCTACATTGTTACCTTACCATATAAGGATGCCAATGAATGTTTACAACAAGGCGTTAATCGTGAGGCATTCTTAAAAGCACTTGATGAATCTGCACAGATTGATCTTGAGGAAATTAAGACTGCTATGAGCTTTAATGATGCTGTATGGGATCTATATGATGCAAAGCATGGTGAAGCTGGTTATCCAATGCCATGGAATGAGTTTCCACTACGCATACGTCCAAGTGAGTTCACAGTTGTATCAGGCTACTCTGGTCATGGTAAGACACAATTACTGAACCACTTATTAATTCATTTAGTGAGTCTTGGTGCTAAGGTATTTGATGCCTCACTTGAAATCAAACCAGCCAAGACACTGCAAATGATGACACGTAGTGCATTAGCCAAGAAGCGTCCTGACAATAAGGAAGAGCTTGATGGTTGCCTTAACTGGCTCAATAACAGTTTGTGGTTCTATGATCATGTTGGTGTGGCACAGAAAGCTAATCTGCTTAGTGCTATGACATATGCACGTAAACGCTTTGGTATTGATGTCTTTGTTATTGATTCACTGTTTAAGTGCGGTGTGTCTGGTGAGGATTATAATGGTCAACGTGGCTTCATGGATGAGCTAACTGCTTTCTGTAATGACACTGGTGCTCATGTGATCCTTGTTGCACACTCACGTAAGAGTGAGAATGAAGACAAGGTACCAACCAAGACTGATATTAGTGGATCACAAGACATCAATAATGCTGCATTTAATGTTGTCGTGGTTTGGCGCAATAAGCTAAAGCAACGCAAGATTGATGAAGCAACTGAAGCAAAGAATCCATTACGGGTATCTGAACTTGAGGGTTGGTTTGATGGTCGCATGCGACTAGACAAACAACGCTTTGGTGAAGGTGAAGATAAGGACTTACCACTATTCTTTGACAAGCATAGCTGGCAATTCTGGCCAACACAATACTACCGTTATGTGTACTATAAACATCAAACAAGTTGAACCAATTATTGGTGAAGCAATGCGTTTTTGGGTACAATCAAGTGGGGATTATCCTCACTTGGTTGACATGAACGAGAACAATGGAAACGGAGAATGTTCTTGTGGTGACTTCAAGTACAAGAAGCTAATTTGTTTCCGCAACAATGGTAAACGCATTGTTAACTATGGTTTCCCTAACACAACACGATGCAAACATATCAACACAGTATTAGTTTACTTAGGTAATCTAGTCGTTAACAAATATCATGAAGAAATTAATAATAATATCAATGCTACTATTAACCATAGCGAAAGCCCACATCAATGAACAACTGATGCTTGATGCCATTGCTTATGCTGAACGCTCCCATGGTAAGATTGGTAAGCATGGTGAGTTCAGTGACTGGCAAATCAAGCCAAGCACTTGGTATCAGTATAGCAATATAAACATACCGATTAGCAGTTACACGCAACAACGCACTGTTGCATTAATCATACTACGTGACTATGAGCGCATACTGGTGCATAGGCGCATTGAAGTCACACCACACAATCTTGCACTAGCGTGGAATGCTGGACCTTATGCGACCAGATATACCACATTAAATGAACTATACGCATACAGAGTAATGCATTACTACACAATACCATGATACATGAATTCAAGAATCCAATTCCAGTTGTGACTAAAGAGCATGGTGTTGGTTATGCAATTTATGTGCGTGATGGTTCTACATTTGAAAATGATATTTGGTGTGTCGCTTTATGTAATGGTGGCATTATCAGACATTATTGCTCAGATCAAATTAGAATGCATAGTAACCTAACTTTTGATATTACTAAAAATGAAAATAGCAGTATTAGATAAAACTAATTGCCCACAATGCGGTGCCAATTTAATTGGCAACCTGATACCAGATGACATGAAACATGAATATGGTAATGCGACCCACTTCACACGATTAAATGGGTTGTATGATCCAAAGGCTAAACGTATTAAAGCATGGGAATGTCCTGAATGTGAGACATTCTTAAAGAAAGGCGACAAATGACAACAGAAGAACTTGATCGGTATTTACGTGACATGCAGGAACCACCAAGGTACACATCACGTGCCCAACAGATATATTGCCAGTTACTCATGACAGCTGGTTTACTGTTCTGTGTAATATTTTGAATATTCATTATCCGCATCATCATCCACTACTTCGCAAAATGACAATCATCGGTATCGACAATGGAACATCAGGTAGCTTTGCCATCATTGGCCCCAATGGGGTCATATTTGATGAGATGCCTGTTAAGGATAGCTTACTCGGCAAAGCTGGTAAGCACATCAAACGTATCGATGTACCCAAGTTCATGGACATATTGGCACATAACAAGGAAAAGGACATCTTTGCTTATGTGGAGCGACCATTCACTGGTCAGTTCCTTAATGCCGTATTGCCAGCACAAAGGTCATTTGAAGCCGTTTTAATAGCCCTAGAACTGCTTAGGATTGGTTATGAGGTAGTTGATAGCAAAACGTGGCAAGTGCCCGTCCTTGGCCAAATAAAGGGGTCTAGTGAGCTAAAGAAAGCCAGCATGCTACGTGGGTGTCAGATGTACCCCAAGCTAACCAGTGCTATCAAGGCACATGGTGATGCTGATGGCTTACTCATTGCACACCATTATTGGCATAATAGGCCACAAGTGATACAATAGATGCATGGAATACCATGGACAACACTTTTCAGGCGTTAATAAGCCAACACGTACCCCAGAAGGACCAAAGAAATTCAAGGTACTAGCTAGCTTTAATGGACAAAAGAAGATTGTACGCTTTGGTGATCCACATCTGTCAATCAAGTCACATATACCTGAACGCAAGAAGAGCTACTGTGCCAGATCATCAGGTCAAGGTAACACAAAAAACAAGTTATCAGCCAATTATTGGTCCAGAAAGCAGTGGCACTGTGGCCAATAAATGTGCTTGACACATTATAATAAAGTCTGCCATAATAAGGCCAGCGTAGAATAAAACTGTACTATTGGTGCAGTATTAACTCATAGTTTGGCCAAATTATGGGAGACACTCTAACAGAATAACCTCTTACTTGAACGGTAGGGGGTTATTACTTTATCAGAGGTTTTGACTTCTTGTCAAACATTGCTTCCTGATAATCTTTAAATACTGTGGCTGTTATGCTGTAAAGCCCACCACACTTGTTACACTTCATTTGATGCACCTTGTTACCAGCTGCTGTTAAGCGTGTTAAGTTACAATGCACCTCTTCGCTAGCACACTTGGCACATGACCATTTGTCACGTCCAGCAACAGCACCAGCATGGGTCTTATGAGTCACATGTTCAGCAATGCGGTTGTATACCTTTTCAAGTAGCACAACATCATACTTACAGTACTTGACCATCTCATCAAGTGCATCTTTGTCCTTCTCAAGTATGATGCTCTTCCACAAACCATATGTGGTATGTATCTTGGCGCCAATGTCTAGGAACTTGGCCAAGTAGTCCAATCTGTTACTATTGAAGTTAAAGTGCCGTCTAGCTAGTTGCAGTGTATCAATTGTCTTATATGTGGGATACGTAGGTATCTTGTGCTTGATACAACGAGTTCTGATCCATGGTAGGTCGAACTTATCACCATTATGTGCCACTAGCTCATCAGCTGTGTTGGCGATTTCCATGAAGCTAGCCAACATGTGTGTATCATCTTGGTTCTTGTCCCAGCGTAAGCAGTGTGCATCTTTTTCACCTTCCCACTTGTAACCGATACAAATGATCGCACGTTCCTTTAATATATTATCATGATCAATATTGATTTTATAACCAATACGCCATGAAAGTACTACGTTTGGAGACGTTTCAATATCCCAGAATAGCCTTCTAATCTTCTTAATTGGCTTCAGGGATTTTGTTACCATGAAGATCGTATTAACAGAAACATTACGTTTGTCTAGTCTTATTTATAAAATAATACATGCCATAAAATCGATGCCACTACTGATATGGTTAATACAATGCCACGTTGCATCCATTTATCATGTTCCAATTTTGTGACACGACCATTTGTCTTGTAAACTTGTGTCTTAATTTCACCAATGTCACATCTGATATCCTTTAACTCAGTTAGGATACGTGAAAACATTGCGTTGTCGGAATTAGGATCGTAGCTCATGTTCCTGCTTTTGATTTGAAGCCATTCATAATGTTAGCTGACGCACGTGCACCGAAGTACCACGAAATCGCCATGGAAAAATCACAAACGATATTCTGCACAATGTACTGACGCATATCAGTTGTCGCATTGTCAGATAAATAGAAAGCAATGGTGCCACAACCAAGCAGGAACAAGCAGGTTGGTCGCACTAATGCCTTCACATCAAGTACCCATGAATCCTCTTTACCAGTGGCTTCATCAGCCTTCTGTGAGGCAGTAAAAGCATCAGCAGCACCTTGCTCAACCACTTTTGCTACTTCAGCCTTGGTTTGTTCAATAGCAGCAGCTGCTTCAGCTTGCTTTGCAGCCGTTTGCAGGGGCATCATTTTCAATTGAAAATCATGCTCCTGTTGCTGCTGTTTTAATGCCATAAAGGTGCTGGCAACATTGCCAACCACACCAATGATACCACCAGTACCACCTGTCAAAGCTGATGCAAGTATACCAGTGATATCCATAGTCTTACTTTACCGCATTAGTAATGTCATTAGCTGCTGACTTAACGGCAGTAGCTGTGTCATTGATCTTCTTGCCATTCTTGAGTGCAACAAGCACACCAACAAGGAATACTGTAACAACTGCTAATATAATTGCGATAATCATAATGATAGAATAATAAGATTTGCTAATTGGCGCAAGTGTAGTGCCTATTATTAGATAAGTTGTTACTTTTTAGATGATTCCTGTGTCGCTTTAAAACCAGCATAACCAAGAATAATACCATTAGCTGTGCCAATATACAGTGGTACTGTGGCATCAATACCAACAAAGGTTAGTTTATTGAGACAAATAATAGCCCATACGATCAATGGTACTAGCACCAATATTGGGACACATAGTGATACAAGTAACCTTGTGTGACTTGGTTTGCCTGTGCTGTCGGTGAGAAATGATGAATTCATTGTATTAATTTTGTATCACTATTAGCTAATTTAAGAATATCTGCGTCATTACCTGTACCACCTTCTAAAAGTATAGTTTCTTTTGGCACCAATCCCACTTGTTTAAGCATTTCCAATGTTTGTGGGTTACTCATAGCATTAAGAAGCTTTGCTGGGCTTGGTCTACCATTAGCAATGATCTCAGATTGCAATTCTCTGCCAACAGTTACTGTGAATTCAAGATTAGCATTAGCCTCAAACATTTGATCATCAGTATAACCAGCTATGCGTGTTGGTTCACAGATAATATAAAGCTCTTGTATAAGATTTTCTAGTATCTTTATTTCCGCACGATTAAGATCAAATGCGTGTCTTTGATCCTCTAAATGCGATTCTAATTCAATAATTTCTGCTTTTAAATTAAGCAATTTGTGTTTTGGAGCAGATGAAGCTACTAGATCATTATATTCCTCAAGCTTTGCTTGATATTTCAATTCAGCACACTCTTCTAATGCTGCTGCACGTTTGCGCCCAACTAAAAAACCTTTTAAGGTTTTAAGCTTTTCCCAAGGAGTAGAACCAATAACTTGGTATCTATAATTGAATTCTGAATTTAAATTAGAAGCCATATAAACAATATTAAGACAAAGAATATCCTGCTGCTGCAAGATTATATCTAAATGTTGCAACAACATTTGCTGTCTGAGTAAAAACACCTGTATTACTTACAGTAGTACTTATATTATTATTTCCACTAGCAACAGTGCCAAAAGCTATCATTGCTTTATCTACTCCATATGAACAAGCAGAAGCAGCAGTTATATTTGTACCTGTAACATTAGTGTTAGATGCAAGAATACCGACATTGCTAATTAAATTTATGTAGGTAGTATAACTACCAGTGCTATTACCACCATAAACAACAAAAGCTTTATCTAAACTATAAGTAGCAGCAGATGGTGAATTTCTTGCAGTTCCTATACCTGAAACATCTGATGCAACTACTCCAGTATTACTAACCAAATTAGTTATAGTTGTTACACTTGACCCAGTTGTAGTAGTTTGTCCAAAAAGAAAAATAGCTTTATCAAATCCATATCCAGTTGCAGTTAATAATTCTCTAGCAGTACCAACACCTGCAGTATCACCTGCGACAACCCCAGTATTGCTAACTAAGTTGGTTAATGAATACATAGTGCTTGAAGTATCATTACCGTAACCAAAAATAGCTTTATCAATACCATATCCTGCTGCTGCAAGTCTTTTTCTAATAGTACCGACACCAGTTGTATCTGATGCAACAACACCAGTATTACTAACTAAATTAGATATAGATACTGTAGTAGTACTATTACCATAAGCAAATATAGCTCTATCTGTACCATAAGATGCAGCAGCTAATGCTGCTCTAGCAGTTCCTACACCAGCAGTATCTGTCGCTATTACACCACTATTACTAAGAAGATTTGTAATATTTTGCACTGTGCCATTAGTACCAAATCCAAATATACCTTTTTGTGTTTTTTTATTGTACCAAAAAGAAAAAGGCATAGATCCAAAATTGGCATTAACTTTATCGGTTAATAAACTATAACCTAAAAAAGCTAATGCTGATTTAATTATAAAATCTTTACGATTATATTTCATTTATTAAAAGTTTTGTACATATGAACCATAATAATAACCTGCGGTTGCATTATAATAAATAGTATAAATATCTGTTTTACCTAAAGTAGCAGTTTGAGTTGGAGCAGTACCACCAGACCATTTTATGAAAGGCCAAGTGACTGTTGTTACCGTACCAAATCCTACTTGATGTATTGCGATTGTGATAACTTGTCCATCTTGTGCATTGCTAAAACTAATAGTAGAAGGAGTACCAGATGTTAAAAATAAATCAAATGAGTTTGATAATGCCCAATTAACTGTTACAGATGAACCACTTGTTAAACTAATTGTGGCAGGGGTTAAATTTTGATTAGCAGCAGCAGCCGTTGTAGCTCCAGTACCACCATTTGCAACTGCTACAGTTCCAGTAACATTACCTGCAGTACCTGTAATAGAACCGCTTGGGACAACATAATCTGTACCAGCAGTAGCTGCGGTAAATGCCGAAGTTCCATTGCCTTTTAAAATACCTGTTAAGGTAGTAGCACCTGTACCGCCATTACCAACAGGCAACGTACCAGATACTTGTGATGTTAAACTTACACCAGATAGCGTACCACCTAAAGTAATAGTACCACTAGTTGTAATTGTACCACCTGTTAAAGTAATGCCGTTTACTGAACCAGATGTAGCAACGCTTGTTACTGTACCACCTGTGCCAGTAGCATTAATTGTAACTGAACCAGTAGAGCTATTAACAGTAACACCTGTACCAGCGATTACGCTTGTAACACCAGCATTACTTAAAGTTGTCGTACCG